TGCATCGGAGTGCATATTAATACCTACAGAGGCACAAAACGCATCACCTCTCTCTACCATCAAAGAATAAAAGGGTGCTAAAACCGACCTCGAAACAATTAAAAAGTCAAGAGGTGAGCTATAGAATACCCTAGTCTTTGCAGACACGATCTTCTCAATCTCTCTTGGCTCATCTTTAAGACAAGCAACATAGTGAGGATCACAGGATTCCAAGTGCGTATAAGTAGCAAGCATGTCAGCAACTCGGGACTTAAGCTCGCTAGTTGGTTCTCGAACTAGTTTCTCTAAGTCTTCACAGACTATCGGCAAATACTTCTCTTTAGATCCAGCGTACCCATCGCCGCCCGCAGTTTTTGCGTTTATACAAGATATAAACGCATCACTAGGCGCTCCGTTAATAGCACATTCAATAGTCAAGGGAGCGAGCTTCTGAGGCAACTTCCCAATAGTTGTAACTATGTGATCGACATAACGATTAACAACAACCTGTAGAACACTAGCGTCTAAAGCTGCTCGCTGAGATGCCATTTTTCTAAGAGCAATGTTATAAGGAGAGAGATATTCCCCGTCCTTCACAAAAGGTTTCATTACCGGAGGTCCAAATTTACTTTTCTGGACATGATTCAACTTGCTCTCAAATACGTCCAGCATTTCTTTTGAGATACGAGATGGAAGAACTTTGGATTTCTGATTTAGCATGATCGGACCTTCTCTTCTTCCATAGTAGTTTACACCTTGCAGTGGTTCATGACAAAAAGGAGACTTGTTGTGAGGATCATCCAGATCTTTACCTAAAACTCCAGATTGGGAGTGTATTTCCATTAAAGGAAACTTCTCAGATAAAGCCTTAAGACCTTCCAAAATAGCGTCCTTGTGGATCACAGATCCGAATCCCAAATCATCAAAACCACCTGAGTGGATAGCGGCTAAACAAGAACCTCCGTTCTTTTGAATTATAAGAGGAAGGCCACATGCACCAGGATAGTGATCAGGAAACTTATAAGCCATATAAGGCTTAATAACAACTTTCCCATCTCTTGAGATCAAATCTAACGCATCTTGACAGAACTGGGCAGTAACCTTTTGTCCTCTAAAGGAACCCTCAAAAGTTCCAAAATCATATTCGAGGTTAGACAAATGTGATGTAATATCTCGAAATCTAATCTCAGAGAGTTTTACCAGAGTTATATCGTTACCCACATCAAATCTGCGTTCAGGAGCTAAAATAGTATCGCGAAAGACAATATTATCTGAAGTTATGGTTCCCGTAGTTGACACGCGTATTCTCTTAATGTCTCCACTTAGAGCATGCGTGTTGATTATAGCATAATCACCTTTGATACCCAAAACAAAAGATTTTGTTGTAATGTCACTTTCGATCAAAACCAGTCGACGATTATCAGAAACAACTGAATCTAATTCCTTGGGGCCTCCAGTGAACACACACTTAGTTGTCAATTTCTGCTTGGCATTCCATAAAGCGTGATTTTTTATTGGAATCCGCTTATATGATTGAGAACACTCCATCTCTTCTTCCTTCCCTTTAATTACAGAATTAACAGGATCGTCATTATAGAATATAGAGCTGGCTTCACTTCGTCCGCTCTTCCTATCAATATTCTTTTTCAATCCGTTCAACGATCTATATAATAATATGGCTCCTGAAAAAGCACTAAAAGCCATTAGAGCAGACTTCCCGTGTTTCTTCCACCAGGGGGTTTCACATACAGACATTTCAGACAGTCCCAATAAGTAAGACAGATAGCGCATATTATACGCGCATTGATTTTGTACACATTTGGGAAAATAATATGAAATGAGAAGAGTTAAATGCGGAGATGCTATTGCCTTGCATATGAATATCATTGCAAGAGGAAGTATCCTCAATGAGCGATATACAAAAGCGGCATGGCAACTCAATCCAAAGAGCATCACAGATATAAACTGCCGCAATAGCAGAACTTCGGGACTAGTGTTATTCAAAAAACACAAAACCCAAAGAAAAATACATTGCAACAAGGTCTTCGATGTTCTAAACAAATATAAAGCCCACATAGTGATGAAATCACGAGCGTTTGACAAACGCTCTCTTGCCGAGGCCTTAAGAACGGATCTCATAGCTCTCCTAGTTGTTGGTGAGGCGGCACGGTAATCCGAAAGCCCGCTCTCAACCACTGGAACTTCAGGTCTACTCAAATAGTTATTTACTTTCATAGTTGAAGACATTTTCTGATTTATTTGATCTTGAACCGTGATGTAATTAGCAAAATATTCTTTGAGCACCTCAACTAATCTATAAATATCGTCCTGTGGACCTCCTGTCATA